TGTTAGGAAGTATTTTGTAGAGTCACCGCTTATCTCAAATGAGGATATTAAAGATTCTGATATTGATATTCTTATGACTAACATTAGAGATATTACTAGGGCAGTGGCTAGGAGAGTAGATGCAAGAATTTATGATATAGTATCAGATACTCAGGCAACTGGTACAGCTGGGGTAGAGACTACAGCAGCAACTGGAACTGGTTGGGATGATACAACTAATGGTAATCCGATTTTAGATATCATGGTTGCTAAGAGAAAGATTAGAGAAAATGGATATAATCCAGAAGGAGCTATCTTAGCAATGGATGCACTGGCACATCAGCAATTACTTAATTATTTGATAACTGTGAAAGGTAGCAGTATTCCCGCATTCAGCAGTGAAAAAGTGCGCTCAGGAGTCGTTATGGAGCTTCTGGGAGTGAATGTCGTAGTATCTGAGAATGTTGTAACAGACAGTGTTACTATGTGGATTCCTAACAGGTCAGCTACTTGGAAAACATTTATACCTATTACAGCTAGAACTATTGAGGAAGTTGGTATTGGTATTAAAATTAGAGTTTGGGAGGAAGGTGAATGTTTACTGACTGACCCTAAGTCTGTTCATGTAACCACAGATACAACAACATGACTCTAGAGAATCGTATAGCTCGTTATCAAGCATTTCTAAAAAATAATCCTGCAGCAGCAGCTGCACTAGCTGAGAAATATCCAGATGTAATAGTGGAAGTAGAAGAGGAAGCTCAGGAAGAAGAAGAAGCTCTTAAGAGCAAAAAGTCTAAATAGTATTAGTTCTTAATTAATTTATGGGAAATCAAGAAGCTGAGGTTATTTCTGAGAAAGAGCGAAAGAAGAAAGAGCGAAGAGCAACAAAAACAATAGCTCAGGAAATCAGTAAGGAATTGTTTAAAGAAAAAAGGAAACTTCAATCTAGACAACACTTCTTCAATTCAAAATTATTTAAAGCTCTTATTATCATGTTGATTGTAGCAATAGGATTAGGCATAGTTAATAGTTTAATCAATATCTTACCGGCTCTAGTTGCTAACGCGATTGTAACCTCTACAAATAACGATGGTACAACAACTATAAAGTGGGATGATACCCAAACTGGTTATGGCTATCCTCCACCCTTAGTAGGTTCTATTGGGACTAGAATACTTGATAATGAATATCCTGTTGACGAAGGATTAACAGCAGGAACTACAAAAACAGCTGGAAGTAAAATTAGTCTAGAAGCTGATGAGAGTAAAGTATTTAGCTCTAGAAGGACAGGTTTAGATGGGAGGTGAAGGTTCTGGAAGAAAACCAAATCCAGAAAACTTATTTAAGAGACAACAACCTATCCTCACACCTATAGGTCACACTAAAAAGGATGGTTTGTTCTTACCTAATCACTCAGGTGATAACTCAGCTGGAACAGTATTGACAACTCCAGTTAATGATTTTGATATTCCTAATAAATCCTATGTAGATTCTCAGGTTAGTCTTAGTGGGGGTGATAATCTGGGGAATCATATAGCAACTCAGACTGTGAGTGGAGGTGATATTCACTTATCTGGAGCAGCAGTTATAGGCTCAACATTTGAAGTAAGTGGAGCTAATTTTGAGGTTGATGCTGGTGGTGATGTAAGTATAGGGGGAAATGGAGTTGGTAGGAAGTTAAATATTGTAGATTCAGTTAATCCTCAATTTAGAATAACTCACTCAGAAGGAAATTATGTTGATTTTCAAGCAAATTCTTTAGGGAATTATACAATTACACCTATTGGTGGAGCTGTTGATTTCGCAGCAACTTTATTAGTAGATGGAAATTTCAGTGTAGATTCTATTAATGAAGCTATAGGAACCTTCCAAAGTACAAATAACTATCCTTCACTTCAAATTAAAGGTTTAAATGTTAATTCTCACCCATTTATTAGTTTCAGAAAATCAACAGGAGCACAGATTGGAGCTATAGGAGTAGATGAGGCGAATGATTTTCTAACGTTTGGTGTAGCTTCAATCAATAATGACTATATGACTATTAATAGAAAAGGAGAAGTTAGAATTGGAAATAGTTCTAGGAATGTAACTTATGATAATAGTGGTGGTGCATTGTACACAGGTGATAGCTCTGGTCTTATTCATGGGGAAGTATCATTTATAGATAACACTAGTGAAACAGTTATTGCTACTCAGAATGTTCCTGTACCAGTATCAGGTGGTTGGGCAACAGGGTTATCATCAAGAACAACACCATCAACAGTAGTAGATGGTAGTGCTAAGATAAAGATACAAAAGGCAGGTAGATACCTTGTAACTGCTTCTACAACTGTGGAAAGTGTATCTGGTGGTGGTTCTACATTATCTCTTGATGTCAGTGGAGCTAGTGTGTATACAAATCTACACTGTCATAGGGCACTAGCAGGTGGGGGAGGAGATGTAGGTAGTACGAGTATATCAGGTATTGTAGACTTAGCAGCAGATGAGGAGTTATACTTAACAATTAAGAATACAACTGGAACAGAGAACTATGTAGTAGAAGACTGTACATTCTCAGCAATACAAATAGGAGGTACATAATGGCATACAAAAAGCTCAGTGATGAAGAACTTGAAATAATTACAGAATCTAAGACAAAGATATTCAAGAGAGACTTGGAACTGGAGAAAGCTCGTTTAACTGAGGAACTGGACAGAGTTGAGGAGATGTTAAAGGAGTTTGAGTGATACCTTTAATGGAATTGTTAGAGGAAGGTTGGGTTAATACTGAACATAATTTTGTTTATATTGATTCTAGAAAACAGAGACATGAGTATTTGATACTACGTAAAGCTGATACTACAACCTCTATGATATATGACCCAGAGACAAAAAATATAATAACAGTTTTTGACTGTGAATATCACAATGGAGGTAGTTAAAAGATGAATAATACAATGAGTTGGGTTATTTTGGTGGTTGTGGTAGTTGGATTTATATTTCTATATTATCAGATTCCAGAAACACCAGAAATTCCTACATATGATATCCCCACAGCGGCTGATATAGCAACGAAAATAGTGATACCAGTACCTGAAGTCCCAGAGATGCCTAAAATGCCTGTCACGAGGCTCTCATTACGTCAGGAGCTAAAAGAGAATGCCATTGATGTATGTGATGATGAGTTTGACATGAGTGATGTAGAGGACTTATTTGGTGATGATGACGAAGTTAGATTAGTTAGAGAATATACAGACCAGAGAGAGTATTCAAGTATTAGCTTAGGGATAGATAATGAAGATGATAGAGAGATTACAGTAGAAAGAGTTTACAAAGTGGAGGTAATTCCAGACTTAGATGACGACTACAAAGACAAAGTCTATGTAGAGTGTGAAGTGACCAGTGATGATGGGGAATTAGAAGCAAATATAGAGTATTCATTATAGATGTTGTATAACCAAAAGGTTTATATACCATGTTTTCTATGTTTTCATAGGTTAGGGGAAGTTTGGTCACCCCTTTCGTCCTCTAACCTAATTTCAAGATGAAAAACGTACATTTAAGATTAGATTCAAAGACTTTTAATAAGTTGAAGAAGAATAAGTTATACTGGGAAGCTTATTTGGATAAAAGATTCACATGGGAGGCATACATACAGAAATTGTATAAATTAGCAAATGGAAAGCAATGATGAGAAGAAATTAATAGCTTTGGAATCTATAGATATAGCTAGAGAGACAGAAAAGAATAGGATTAAGCAGTTAATCTTTGAAATGATACCTTTTGGTGACATCAAATACGCAGAGAATTGCATTAGTATGCAAGATTTAAATAAATTGATGGAGAAGATAGGATGACAGAAGAATTTAATTTAAGTGAGAAAATTATAAGTAATGAATCTGATGACCCTAATGTAATAGGAGTAGCCATGGGAAAAGATTGTGCCTTATTTGTAGATGATGTAAAAGAATTTATTAAAAGAAGAGAAGATGTTATCCAAGCATTTTTGAGGAAGGAGATTAATTGTGCTAAGATGTGGATAGAGTTAAGGGAATTAGCAGGAGATAAGTTAAAATGACATACACAAAGGAAGAAAGAGCTGAGGATATGGAACAGGAAGCTATTGAGGACTTAGATATTAAGATTGGCACTCCAGAACAGGCATTCTGGAAGGAGATTGCAGATAAGACTAAATCAGAGATTGAATCCTTAGAAAAGATGCTTAAGTTCAATAAAGCTATCTTACAGATGGCGAATGAAAGGAGGTTAGAAGAAAATGGAGTTTAATATTAACGCTTGTAAGAATAAATTTATTCAAAGTAAGAAAAAGTATATGAATGTTTGTTTAAGTACTGAAGACCATGACTTTATAAGAGCTCATGATTTGTCACCTACGTTAATTGTTCGGAATGTTTTAAATAATTTAAAAAAAGAGTTGATAGAAGATTCCAAACAAGAAGATGGCAACAGAGAAACAGATTAATTATGCTAAAACGCTAGGTATAGAGAATCCAGAACAGTACGATACAAAGGCATTATCTAAAATGATTGATGAAAAGCTCGGAAAGAGTAAGAAAGTCGCTCAGAATGGCTCTAAACAGCTTACAGTGGCTACTCAGGTCGTAATTAACAAGAATGAGAACCAAGACTCAATAGAGTGGAGGAAAAGCACAGGTAAGGGAGTTAAGTGCTACGGTGATGCTGATAAACCTGAAGAATTCCATAAGAGATTGGGGGTTATGATTGATATCCTTAATGCTTATGATGATGATGATGATGACTTAGCGCCTACAGTTAAACCTGAAGACTTGTAAAATGATTAAAGAATTATTTTTATTATTTGTTAAATTGTATTTCCTCATATTCCTATTTGCTTTTATAGTGGGAGTAATTGGAAGTTAATTTTTTTAGGAGGGATAGGGGGGGGTTACCCCCCATCCACTGACCAAAAGCTATTTAGCTTAATATATTTTAGAATCAATATTTTATAAAGATTATTGTTCTATGATAATTGTATTTATATATTTCTTTATCTTAATTTAGGGATACAGGGGGCGAGGGGGGGAGTTACTTTATATAATGATAATAGACACGAAAAAAGAGGCTTATGAGAACTGTACGCACTTTGACAGCTGTTCTGTCAACAGATGCCCCTTGCACCCTAATTGGAACACATTAAAGTCACATTCTTTGGATAAAGAGAAAGTGTGCAAATGTCCTAGAACCCACATCAGAAGGCTCTCTAAGGCATTTAGAGAATCTTTCACACATGGAAATCGTAATAAAAATATAAATGAGGGCAATATGATTAATAACCATAGAAAAAAAGAGATTGTGAGGAAAGAGCGTGTGAAATGGGAGCGTAAGCACAAAAGAGAGTTGAAACAGCTTGATGATGGCAAGAACATCAATTTAAGCCTATTTCTTGTGTAATATTCCCTTTACTTATAATTACACTCGAAACAACAGATTTAAATACTTTAGTTACGTGAAATCGCGTAGCGATTTCACCTTATTTGAGGCTAAATATTGTTTCTCATGTAATTATAAGTTCAGAGCAAATATAGGGGTTTTATACGTAAGAACTACACACAATCAACATTATGCGAACTTCTTAATCTATTCACTAAGGGTCAGTTACCCCCCCTCCCCCCCATGATTCATGTGTGGTTTGATTCAATTAACAAAAACGTTGCTTAGAATGGCTCAGATGGAGCGTAGCGACGTCTGAGCGTATATATGACCCCGCCACCCCCCCCACCCCCCAAAAGTTTATTAATTTATATATATATTTCACAACATTTCATAACCCAACACACATATCTTTTTTAACTTTTTAATGTTATTAAAAAGATGTTTGATATGAAGGCTTATCAAAAGGAATATCGGAAGAAACACCCTAATTATTGGAGGGAATGGCATAAGAAAAACCCTTTAATGAAGTATATATATAAGACTAAGCAGTGGTTTTGTCAAAAGTGTCAGTGTAGGAAGATATTAGTATGTCCGGAATGTGGAGAAAAACATGAAATCTGAGAGACAAGAAGTCATACTTGACAAATGGCAGCGTGAAGTGTTGGAATATGATGGGAATGTGGTTCTGTGTACCGGCAGGCAGGTGGGGAAAACCTTCATAATGAGTCGGAAGGCTGTAAAGTATATGTTGGAACATGACAATTCCAACATAATCATTGTGTCGCTAACTGAGGATCAGGCTAAACTTATCATAATTATGATGTTGGACTACCTTGAGCGGAACAATCGTGGTATGATAGCGAAGGGGTTGAAGCGACCAACGCAGAATAAGCTTACACTTACCAATGGGAGTACTGCATTAGCTCGACCCGTAGGCAATACTGGGGATGCAGTTCGGGGGTTCACTGGTGATGTTCTCATCATTGATGAGGCTTCGCGGATGCCGGAGTTAGCATTCGCTGCAGCTAAGCCGACACTCTTGACCACTGCTGGACAAATATGGATGTGCAGTACGCCTTTTGGTAAGGAAGGGTACTTTTGGGAGTCGTGGTGTAACAAGCATGGTAGGTTTAAGGTGTTTCACATCTCGTCTGAAGAGGTGATAAAAGACCGACCCATCACGCACTCGTGGAGTGAGCTCAAGCGTGAGCAGGCTATGTCCTTTCTGGATTCTGAGAAGGCTGATATGTCCGAATTGCAATATGGTCAGGAGTACATGGGGCTGTTCTTGGAGGATTTGAGGAGATTCTTTGATGAGAAGTTGATACAGAAGTGTTGTATCTTGCGGAGACCGGATGTCATAAGGACTTGGGACAATTACATGGGTGTGGACATTGCACGAATGGGGGGGGATGAATCTAGCTTTGAAATCTTGCATGTGCGGGATGGGAGGATTAAGCAGGTGCAGAACATCACTACTACGAAAACTCTTACCACTGAGACAGAGCAGAAGATAAAGGATTTGAATAAACAGTATGGGCTTGTGAAAATTGGTATTGATGCGGGGTCGGGTTCTTTGGGTGTGGGGATTTATGACCACCTGTTGCAAGACCCGGAACTTAATAAGAAGGTTGTGGCTATGAACAACCGGAAGGTGTCTATGGATAAGTATGGGAAGACTCAACAGCGAATCTTTAAAGAGGATATGTATGATAATCTTAGGTCGTGTATGGAGCATGGGGAAATTACACTCCTTAGGGATGATGACTTAATTGCTTCGTTGAGGAGTGTGCAGTTTGAGTTTGTTAAGAAAGAAGGACAACTCACTAAGGTTAGGATATTTGGTAATTACACACACATAGTAGAGGGAATCATAAGAGCCTGTTGGTTGGCTAAAAAGGAAAGACATAAAAACTTGAGAATCCATTATATATGATGGCATTTACACTAACAACTTCGGGAGCAGCAACTATTAAAGCTGGGACTAATGTTTCAGCGACTATCTTAGCAGACTCTACAGCTTTAGATAAGTTCTCTGATGATGCTGAGGGGAGGATAGTAGCGGAGACTCGTAGGGATTGGGTTGATAGCTTTTCTAGTGTTGATACAGGTACTAAGGCTTTGTTGTCTGATGTGTGTAGCTCTCTTATCGCTATCCAGATGATTAACTTTGATATGAGTGGGTACACCTCTAGGGCGGAGGCTCAGACTATGTTGGATGTGAATGATAATACAGCTCAGAGAGGTTTGAAAGTGTTGAGAGACTTTAAGTCTAATAACATAAGACCATTATGACTTTCAATAGAAATTATTTAAAGAGTGCAGAGGGGGCGATTGCTTCTTATGATTATACGGATATAGCGGAAGGGACAGGGGTTGTGATATTCTATGGGTTCACAGCAAAGGATGATACTACAGAAACTTTTCTTTTATCAAGTGAATCTAGTATTTATTCAAATGGGCAAATATCAAGCGCAACAACAGCAACATCAGGAACTTATATCTTAGAGATTGATAAAGATTTTGATTTGGAGTTTAATAGACCTCAGAGGATTAAAGGGAAGGGTTATGCAACAATTACAAGCACTTATACACATAATACTGGGAATGGTTCTATGTATGTTCATGTTAAACTTAGGAAGTGGGATGGGACTACGGAAACTGAGATAGCAGATGGGCAGACAGCGGTTGTTAATTTTTCAGCTGCAACAGTATATC